ATGATTTATATAAAGACAAAGATACTGATAATAAAAAAGAAGTAAAAGAGTCGGTTAATGTAAATAAAGAACCTCCTCCAGTATTGTTGTTAAGAAGAAAAGCAATTCGTTTGTATCCAGATGACACACGAATTGCGTTATACTATTCGCAAAAGTTGGACAGACATTTTTCTATTCCTTACGGACCAAAAATTGATGAGAATCCAATTCAAGCAGAAGCAAACGTGATGCATTTGGAAGACGGTAATGTTGTTGAGTTGACAGAAGAGATGACTCAACTAATATCGGAAACTTATGATAGTCTTAGTGACAATAACAAGAATAAGTTTTTAGAAAAATTAGTTGAATCCATAGAAAGTTTTGGAAAAGTATATGAGTTTTGTCAACAGTATAATTAATAACAAATTATCTGAAGCAAAGGAACTTATACTTGCTCGTTTAGAAGAGATAATTGCCAAACGATTGCAAGAAGCAAAACGGTATGTTGCCGAAGATATGTCAGAAGAGTTTTTGGATGAAGCGACAAAGAGACGCAATCCAAATGTTATTAAAATGGGGCGCATACAAAAGATTAGACGCCGCATTCGTAGAAATGCAAAAGGTAGAATTGTTCTACAACGTAACACACAAAGGTCTGGTATTAAGGGATACAGAATATCTGGTAAAACAGTTAAACGTATACCAGCAAATGTTAGATTAAGCAGAGCAAGATTATTAAAGCGTTCTTGGAAGACAACAAGAAGAGCTAAACTTAGACGCACATTGTTCAAGAGAAGAATGTCAATGATGCGTAGAAAATCTATAGGACTAAGATAAAATGGCAATTGAATTTAACAACACACTACGAGGCACTTCAATTATTCGAGTTGAAGGTGTTGGTGCTTATACTTTCTCAAACAATGATTTACGAGCAAGTCCTAATACGGAAAGTATTACTGCTTTTGAAATTAAACGATTGAATTGGTCTACGAATGGCTCCATTCAAATTCATCGAAACAGTGCTAATATCGCATCCCTTCATAACACAGGTGAAGCTCGTCTTGATGAATGGGGTTATTCAATCAATGCCAATAGAACATGGGCAAATGCTAATGTTACTATCACAACAGGTGGAACATTGTTTATGGAAGTATCTAAACAAGCAACTTATAATGTTGATCCATATACAGGAGAAACAATCTAATGAAACTTATACGAGAAACCGTAGAGAATGTTAAATACCTTTCAGTGATAAACGAAGCCACTGGCAAAAAGAATTTGTATATTGAAGGCACATTCTTGGTCGGAGATAAAGTAAATAAAAACAACCGCATGTATAAGATGGACACATTGCGTAATGAAGTTACACGTTACAATGATGAGTATATCAAAACCAATCGTGCTCTTGGAGAACTTGGTCATCCCGATACACCATCACTAAATCTGGAACGTGTGTCACATAAAATTGTTTCTTTAGTTGAAGATGGCAATACTTTTTATGGTAAAGCATTAATACTTGAAACTCCTTATGGACAAATAGTTAAAAACTTTTTAGAGAACGATGTTTCAATTGGTGTTTCTTCACGTGCTTTGGGTTCTGTCATACAGACACGTGAAGGGTATAACCTCGTTCAAGATGATTTAAGATTAGCAACTGCGGCTGACATTGTTGCAGACCCATCTGCTCCTGGTGCTTTTGTAAATGGCATTATGGAAAATAAAGAATGGATGATGGTTGAAGGACATTTCGTAGAACGAGACTTTGACTATGCTAAATCACAGATTAAACGAGCATCTTCTAAGCAGATAGAAGGAGTTGCTTTAAAATTATTCGAAAATTATCTATCAAAACTTTAAAATTTATAAATAAGAAAACATAAGGAGATATCCCAATGGCAACAAACAAATTAATGGAAGCAGCAGCCGATATTCTGTCAGGAAGCAAGAGTAAAGCGCCTGGTATGCCCACACAAAAACTAGACGGTGCAACTTACGTTGATGTTGGTGGACCAACACCAGAGAACTATAAACCCGATGACAACTCTGCTAAACTCGATACAACTAGAGCAGCAAAGAGTGCTACTGCCCCTACTACAAAACCATCTGATGCATCTTCGGATACACAGAATCATCCTGCTGGTGGTAAAAACACCATGCGTGAAGAAGATGAAGAAGAACAGGAAGAAGAGTTCATTTCTGAGCACGATGAAGAAGAACTCGCTGAAGCAGATATGAAAATGATGAAGAAAAAAATAAAAGAAGACGTTGATGCCATGTTTGGTGATGACGAAACTATTTCGGAAGACTTCAAAGTTAAAGCAGCAACCATTTTTGAAGCACGTGTATTTGACCGTGTTACTCAAATTCAAGAGCAAATCGAAGCAGAATATGCTGGTATGCTTGAAGAAGCAGTTGATGCTATTAAATCTGACCTCACAGAAAAAGTTGATGACTATCTGAACTACGTTGTAGACCAATGGTTGAACGATAACGAAATCGCTATCGAGTCTGGTCTGCGTTCAGAAATCACTGAAGACTTTATCGGTGGTCTACGTAACCTATTCGCTGAGAACTATATCAATGTTCCAGAAGAAAAAGTCGATCTAATCGATGAGTTGGCTTCCAAAGTTGAAGAGCTTGAAACACAACTCAACGAAGAAATTGAAACAAATATCGAGTATAAGAAAGCACTCGTTGAAGCCGTTAAGTCAGAACTGACACGTGAAGTGTGTGAAGGTTTGACCGCAACTCAAGTTGAAAAAATCAGAACACTCGCAGAGAGTGTAGAGTTCTCCACAGAGGAAGAATACACAGAGAAACTTGAGACATTGCGTGAGAATTATTTCCCATCAGGTGTTAAGAAGTCTGCAATTACTCACTTCAATGAAGTCATGGAAGACGATGATAAGAAAGTTGCTATACACGACCCGTTCGTTGCAGCAGTTTCTAACGCAATTTCCAAAACAAGAATTTAATTACAACAAAAATAGGAGAAACAAATGTATCTATCCGAAAGTTTACAATCAAAATGGGAAGGTGTACTGGATCATCCAGACCTGCCCACAATTAAAGACCCATACCGTAAAGCTGTAACTGCTGTTATTCTTGAGAATCAAGCAGTTGAAATGCAAAAAGCATCTGGTATGATGACAGAAGCTGGTCCAACCAACTCGTTAGGTTCTGCTGGTGGTTTCGGTGGTTCTGCTGCTGCTGGTGGTCCTGTAGCTGGTTTCGACCCAATCCTTATTAGTTTGGTTCGTCGTTCGTTGCCTAATCTGATTGCGTATGACATCTGCGGCGTTCAGCCAATGACTGGTCCTACTGGTTTGATTTTTGCAATGCGTACTCGTTTCGCAAGTCAAGGTGGTACTGAAGCATTCTACAACGAAGCAAATTCGATGTTCTCAGGTCTTGGTACTAATGCTCCTTCTGCTTTTACAGTGGGTTCTGCACCAACAGAAATCTTTACAGGTAACGCTGCTGTTAATGTTGCCAATACGGAGACTCTGAACGGTGGTGCTATGGATACTGGTCGTGCTGAAGCATTGGGTGATGGCCAAGCTGCAAATGCATTCCAAGAAATGGCATTCTCGATTGAGAAAGTTACTGTTACCGCACAAACTCGTGCGTTGAAAGCAGAATACTCAATGGAATTGGCACAAGACTTGAAAGCAGTTCATGGTCTGGATGCTGAAACTGAATTAGCAAACATTTTGTCTGCTGAGATTCTTGCTGAAATTAACCGTGAAGTTATTCGCACAATCTATGGTGTTGCTAAACAAGGTTGCCAAGCAGGTACAACTACTAAAGGCACATTTAACCTTGACACCGACTCAAATGGTCGTTGGATGGTTGAAAAAATCAAAGGTTTGGCATTCCAATTTGAGCGTGAAGCTAACCAAATTGCAAAACTTACTCGTCGTGGTAAAGGCAATGTGATGATCTGTTCTTCAGACGTTGCATCTGCTCTAGCAATGGCTGGTATTCTTGATTATCAATCGGCTTTAGCTGGTCAAGTAAATCTGACAGTTGATGACACTGGCAATACATTTGCTGGTACTATCTTCGGTCGTATCAAAGTGTACATTGATCCGTATTTCCAAGCAGGTGCCACATCCGAGTTTGCTGTTATCGGATACAAAGGTACTAATGCTTATGACGCAGGTATCTTCTACTGCCCATACGTTCCTCTGCAAATGGTTCGTGCTGTTGATACTGGCACTTTCCAACCTAAGATTGGTTTCAAGACTCGTTACGGTCTAGTTGCTAATCCTTTTGCTGAAGGTACAGATCAAGGTCTTGGACGTTTAGTTGCTCAGAAAAACAACTACTATCGTGCTTTCCGTATCAGTAACTTAATGTAATAATAAGTCTCGAATATACTAATAATAATAAGAGACAGTTTGGGGAGAGAAGAAATTCTCTCCCCTTTTTTATTAGTACAAATATAGTTTGCATAAATAATAAATATGACAGCACTTAATAGAAACCCAATCAACCCAAATTTTTTAGCACCGAACAAGTTTCAGTTGAACTTTGCTCGGACGCCAAACTTACAATATTTTTGTCAGACCATTACTGTGCCTGGCATAGCAACATCGGAAATTGCGATAACCAATCCGTTTGTTGAACTGTATTCACCAGGCGAAAAAGCAATTTATGATGCATTGAACATTACGTTTATGGTTGATGAGGGTATGCTGGCATGGTTGGAGATACACGATTGGCTTCGTGCCATGACATTCCCAACCGAATTTGAAGAGTATCAAAAATTAGGAAAGTTGAATCAATTTGTTGCAAATAAAGGTGGAGATTTTCCACAGTTTTCTGATGCGACAGTTACTATATTATCTTCAGCAAATAACCCAATATATCGTATATCATATAAAGATGCGTTTCCAGTATCACTTTCTGGATTTACCTTGAGCACTACGGACACTCCAGATTCTATTATTACTGCTGATGCCACATTCAGATATACGTATTTTAACATAGAGAGAATATAAAATGCCAATACGTTCAATGTTTGGTTCATCTAATATAACTGGTAAAAATATTAGACGAGCAATTGCTATAGCACTGAATAGCACTACTGCAATTGATTATGTAATTGTTGCTGGTGGTGCTGGTGGAGGTCGTGCTTCAGGTGGTGGTGGTGGTGCTGGTGGATTCCGCACTGGCACATCTCTAGCAGTAGGAAGCACCGCCGCATATACCATTTCTATTGGTGGTGGTGGTTCTGGTGCAGGTGGAAGTGGACGAGGATTCACTGGAGGTAATACAGGATTCTTTGGTAATGGTGGCACTGGACCATTTCATAGTCTCTGGTCTGATGGTGGTGGTGGAGGTGGCGGTGGTGGAGTAAACGAAGGAAACTTTCCTGGACAGGCTGGTGCTTCGGGTGGTGGTGGTTGGGGTGGTCAATTTGGTCCAGGTGCTGGCACTTCTGGTGGTTCAGGTTCTGCCCCTCAAGGTAACGGTGGAGGAAACTCTTTAGGTGCAGGAAATAATACCAAATATATGGCAGGTGGTGGAGGTGGTGGTGCTGGTGCGCCTGGTGGACAACCTATCACTAACGTAGATGGCACAGTTCACCGTGTTGGTGGTAATGGTGGTATGGGT